TCATATATAACCTGCTTTCTGTAAGACCTTCTGGCAGCACAGCACGAGCTTGTTCCTTGGCTATACCATTAGAGATAGCCCACTCGTATTCTCTTTTGGCTGCATAGATGACTCGTTGTTGAGCTCTGTACCATTCGTTTTGTAACAGTTGATCATCAACTGGGACACTGTTTTGTCTGTTCTTTGGATCTTGCAACCGTGCTTCTCTACATACAAACGACAGGTCTTTAGTAGGGTCAGCATATCGCTGACTGAACTCTTGGAAGCTGAAGCTACGATGTCTGAGGATCTGTCGTGCAATATCCCTGGTGGTGGTGATTTCGATACAGGCGGAGACCATTTCGAGTGGGCTCCAGTGTTGGTGTTTGACCAAGTATCGGATGAGTTTTTCTGATGTGTCTGTGTTGAGTTGATTCGAGGGATTGCTGACACGGGCGCAATACGCAATGAGTTCCTGTGCATCTCCGATGCCAAGATCTGCGAATTCCTGTGTGGGTTGACTGTAGCTGAGTAATCGAACATTCATCATGCTTCCTTTAAAATCTTCATCAACTTCTCTTTCTCGAGAAGATCCTTTTCCATTTCTATATATTGCTGACGCAGTTCTTTTAACTTGTCCCAACGTTCTTCCAGTGCTGGATTGGGATGAAGTATACACAATCGTTCTTCGATCTGCTCTATGGCTTTGGTTAGACTCTTACCACCCACAACGATATCGGCACCTTCCTGCATGACCAGACCATCGCCGTTGATATGAACTTTGGCATTCGTCGAGGTAGTAGTATTATTCCAATTATAGGTACCAGCCCCAGCAGTCCCAGTAGTGGTGTAGGTGTAAGGTGGTGTTACAGTGCCTGACCACATAGTATTATCAATGGTGATGGTATCAGTGCCCATGCTGCCGCCTATGTTAGTGGTATAAGGCACCGCACCATAGCTGCTATCTATGGTCACGGTGTCTGAGTTGTAGTTAGGCTGCTGTTTTTGCTTCTTTGCGGGCATTTTTTTCTTCTGTGATTTCATTGCGGCGAGCTTTAACTGCCTTGCCTACTTCTTGAAGAGCCTTGCGAGCACGAGTACCTGCGGCATTATTGCCAGCTGCGAATTTGGCATCCTCTGCTAAGAATTCTTCCATTGCTGTTTTTAATTGTTCTACTGTGTTTGACATAATGTTTTCCTTAAGTTATGTTCTACTACTTATTATAGTAATTGGTGTGGTCGGTAGGATTCGAACCTACAAAGCGATGTCTAAGACGTTGCCCTTGCCCAAATGCGTTTCACAACGGACCGGAGGTCTACCAAGTTCCACTCACGACCACACATATAGTATATAACCGCAAACGCAAAAGGTCAAGACTTTTGTAGTTAAATACTGTCAGATCATGACACAAGACTTCACAAAAATACCATTCGACAACATAATAAGATTTGGACAGCGTACCATGTTGCATCGCCCATTATTTTCTACCAGTTGGATTTTGGGTCGCTTCTGTAATTATAACTGTTCCTATTGTTGGCCCTATGCCCGTAGTGATAAGATGGATTACCAAACCTTAGAAGTATATAAGTCTACTATAAATGAGATAAAACGTCAAGCTCGTCAAAATGGATTTACTGAATTCCATTGGAGCTTCAGCGGCGGTGAGCCTACTGCTTATAAACAGTTGCCGGATTTGGTAAAACACCTAGACGAAACAGAAAGCACATATCAGAGCATACACATGACTACCAATTTGTCGCCAGGATCAAAATGGTGGAACACATGGTGTAACAACACTGCTTTATTACAGCGTAGAAGTATCACAGCATCATTCCATGATGAGTTTGCCAGGGAGCAAGAGTTCGGAGACAAGTGTCTACAGTTACAGTATGAGTTGGTCCATGTCACAGTCAACCAAGTTATGGTACCTGAAAAGTTCTACGAACTATATGAAAGGTTAGAACGTTTTCACAAACGCGGAATCCATGTAACTCTTAAACCTCAAAGTGATCCCACAGCCAGCGGCATTGTAGATGGATACACAGAAGAAATGATGCATTTGATGCAGACGGGTTTCCCTCAAAAGGTTAATGGAGAAGAGGTTTATCAGATTGCCTTATATGATCACACTGGACAGGAATATCTTTTTGACCAAGCGGAAAGATTTAATTCTTTTGGTTTTAATAAATTTCAAGATTGGAGTTGCAATAGTGGATATCAAAGTGTTATAATAAGAGGTAATGAAGTAAAAAGAAGTTATAGTTGTCACGATGCACCACTAGGCACCTTAACTGACGGGTTTAGTTTAATATGTAATCCAAGAGTATGCGTTACACCTACATGTGTTAGTTCGGCAGATAGCAAAATACCCAAGAGAAAAATATTTTATGTTAGATAATTTGTTACCTTTTAAAATAGACAATCATCTAAAGAAAAATAAATTTATTCCTGGTGGTTCTTTTGACAGGGCAGGAGAGTGGTCGGGTGCAGATACGCAGTTGCTCTATAGGAAAAATTTAAAAACACAACCGCAAGATTGGTATTACAGGACCAATTCTGTAAAATATACCAATAATTCTAAAGGATACAGAACCGCAGAATTTGAGAAAATAAACTGGGCGGAATCAATAGTTGTATTTGGATGTTCTTATGTGTATGGCGTGGGCGTGGATGATGCTCATACATTGAGTCAGCAGCTAGAAAATATCATGCAGATACCGGTTATAAATCTAGGACAGGGCGGAACGTCAGTAAATTTTAATCTACATAATTCCGTAATTTTAGCTGACGGATACCCAACACCAAAAGCGGTAATAATGGGTTGGCCAGGCTATGATAGATGTGTGTCTTACAGAAGAACCGGCGTAGAAAATTATGGGTCTTGGAATTTGGAGAAAAATAATTATATGGATCTATGGACCAAAGACAAATATAATCCGCGAGCCAATGCAGTTATGGCCCAGAAAATTTTTCAACTGATATGGAAAAATCGAACAGCGACATATGAATACTCCTTTGATGCAGCTACCTCAGAATTGTTCAGTTTCGATAGAACCTTTGACAACATACACGCCATTGACTTTGCTAGAGATCTACTTCATCCCGGACCTTCTGCTATTAGAAAAACTGCGGAAATTATATCTGTTTCTTTGCAAAATAAAATTTAAACTATGCAAAACATTATAAAAACAGTCAGCAAAACTCCTGATAGACTTGTTGCATTTGGATGTTCGTTCACATATGGCGACGCATTGCCTGATACATGGCCCGTACACGAACTAGGACAAACGTCAAGCAAGTTTGCTTGGCCGGCTGTGTTGGGGAAACTTTTAGAAGTGGAGGTTGACAATCGTGGCCGCTCGGGTGCTAGCAACTTTGAGATACTATTTAACATTTTAAATTATGATTTTAAATCAACAGATGTGGTGATTATTATGTGGTCATTTCCTGATAGAGATATGTTATTCAATAAGTCTCACTTTTGGCAAGAGCAACAGCATACTTCTGTAGGTGCATGGAATGATTCCGAACTAGAAAAGCACTGGGCTATGGCACACAGTTCGGCCGACTTGGCTATAAAGTCTTGGTTTTACATACATCATGCTAGCTTATTTTTAGAGTCACAGGGCATTAAATTTATTAATGTGTTTGCTTCCTACAGAGCATTAAGGAAGTTTAAACCAAAATTTTTAAAAGTTAATTTCTTTAATATTGAACCGGGAATAAAAGATTTTGTTTTTCCAAACGGAGTGTATAGAGATTATGCCCTAGATAACCAACATCCTGGAGTAAACGGTCACGAGTTTATTGCTAACAGAATAAAAGGATTTATGGATGCAAATAGATACTGAACACTTACACTACTGGATGCAGGCTGTTAGGCAAAGTTCAGATCCCATGCGTACCATGGATGCCTTTTGGTCAGGGCAACTTAACAGCAAAGAGTGGTTAATAACTAATCTTCGAAAACATGTAAACAAGATTGTTAGCATAGATATTCACGGCGGCTGGGTTGGGGTATTGGCCAGTATGTTATTTCAAAGCGAAATCAATGTCAAAAATATTCGTAGTATTGACATTGATCCTACATGCGAGCCTATTGCTACAATGATGAATAAACGAGAAGAAATGGCTGGTAGATTTCGAGCAGTCACTTCAGACATGTGCGCTATTCGCAGTGACGCTGATGTTGTTATTAATACTAGTTGTGAACATATTACACAAGATCAATATGATCTATGGTTAAACGGAATGCCACACAATAGTCTTATTGTGGTGCAAAGCAATAACTATGACATTCCCGAACACATTAGAACTGCAGGCAGTTTAGAAGAATTTAAAGAACAGAGTAACCTTACAGTGATATGGGCAGGCGAATTAGAACTGCCCTTGTACACTCGGTACATGATTATAGGAAAAATAAATGTATAACCTAGAAGAAATCAAAGCAGTACACTTAGAAATTACATCCAAGTGCCAGGCCAAATGTCCTATGTGCTCTCGAAATCTTCAAGGAGGCCAGGTAAATCCTATGATTGAATTAGAGGAAATAACCTTAGAACAATTTAAAAATTGGTTTCCTATAGAATTTATAACACAGTTAGACAGTCTATATATGTGTGGTAACCTCGGTGATCCAGTAATAGCTAAAGATACATTGGAAATATATCAATATCTTAGAGAAAATAATCCAAATATATCATTGCGTATGCACACAAATGGCAGCGCAAGAAACACACGATGGTGGCAAGAACTAGCTAATCTTAAAGTTGGGGTTATCTTTGGCATTGATGGGCTCGTAGATACTCACTCAGTCTATAGGATAAACACAGATTGGAACAAAATTATTGAGAATGCCAAAGCATTCATATCCAACGGTGGTTGGGCCCGTTGGGACATGATTGTATTCAAACATAACGAGCATCAAGAAGATGAGTGTAGGCAGCTGAGCAGTAAGATTGGCTTTGCAGAATTTACTGTAAAACACACTAGCAGATTCCGTGACGGGCAATTAAATGTACTCGATGATCAAGGAAAAACTATTAACATCCTGTATCCTACCACTCTAAGTCATTCGATGATTGACAAAGTTAAAAAAGCCAAAGAAGATACATTGCCTATAATTCATTGCAAGGTACAGAAAGGTAATCAAATATATGTCAGCGCCACCGGAACAGTAACTCCGTGTTGCTGGACCGATATGGAGCATGATATCCCAATGTCTATTTCAAGAATTGATTATCTAGACAAAATCGGAGTATGGCCAAATTTGAAAAACGCCACCATACAAGATATTTTTGATTCCGGTTATTTTGATAAGATTGAACAAGCATGGAGTACGTGTGGACTCAAGGCCTGTTCCAAGCAGTGTGGATCGTTTGACAGAATGAATGCCCAATGGGCTGAAAGGTCTAAAACATGACAATGCCCTGGTGTCCAATACCGTGGAGTCACATTGCTGTAAAGAGTAACGGAGCACTACGGATATGCTCGCATAGTCAAAGCGGTGGAAACAAGAATACCTTGCTTGAAAAGGATGGACGGGCTTTGAGAATAGATGATATCAGCAAAGCACTAAACTCTGATACATTAAAGGAGGTTCGATTAAAGTTTCTAAATAACGAATGGCCAGAACAATGTCGTAGATGCAAGATTGAACAAGAGTCAGGCAAGCGTAGTCGCAACCAATGGGAAGCAACTATGTATGATTTTACCAGAGAAGATGCAGAACATATTACACTACCAGATGGCGCTGTAACTGAGCAGCGTATATTTTCTATGGATTTAAGATTAGGTAACAAGTGTAACCTACAATGTGTTATGTGTCATCCCGGTGAAAGTAATCAATGGTATAAAATTCAAGAACAGATCACCGGTTCTAAAATATTCATGATTGATGATGTTACTTACAGCACAGATGGACATGATCACTTTGAGTGGGTTGATCAGGAAGAATATTATCAACTGCTTACCGAAAATGCAAAATATCTGCAGAAAATCAAGTTTGGCGGCGGCGAGCCTTGGCTGGTTAAACAGCACCTAACTCTTCTAAATAATCTATTAGAGCAAGGACTTGCCAAAAACATCGAACTTGAATACAGTATCAATGTAACCGTCGTGCCGCAGGATTTCTTACGCACTATTGATAAATTTAAATTTGTCAAACTATGCTGTTCGGTTGATGGATACGGGGAAGTTAATGAAGCAATCCGTTATCCTACTAAGTGGTCAGTGATTGAAAAGAATCTAGACTTCTTAGATACCGGGCCTCCAAATTCAGCAGTCTTTACTAGTACCACGGTGTCGATCTTAAATATAGAACACTTTGTTACATGGATGCAATGGTTAGAGAGCAAGCAGTTTAAAAAGATTAATACTGAAACATTCTCAGGAGTAGTAAGTCATCCAGTAATGAATCCCAAATATTTAAATCTACGATTAATGACTAACGAACAACATACAAGAATGTTCATGCATCTAAAGAGCCAAACCGCTGACACGGCAATGTTAGATAAGTTAACGCAATGGGAGATGTATTCGAAGAAATTGCCTATGACAGAATCAGAGATTATTCAAGGTAGAAAAGACCTAAAAGACTTCTTTGAAAAGATGTCAAAAATACAAGGCAAAGATTGGAGAGCAATCTTCCCTATGTGCTACCGGATGATAGAAGAATGGAACGAGTAAGGGTTGCACCTGAATACGATGCTAAATGGCTAGAGGTTGAAAGGCCGCAACCTCTGTGCGATAACTATTTAGAATCGTTGTTCACTGATACAGCCACAGGGTTTAAAGGAATTAAACCTGACCATTCGCTAGCAATACATGAACAGTTTAAAGAGAAGGCTACTAAATTTATATTTGGATCGACTCTAAATACACTACCTGGTATTGATGCATTTTCCTTTATAGGCATCACGGCAGGGTGTACTCAGTTTATTGATAACATTTATATGCAAGGCCCTGTACAGGTCTTGCGTGGTGATTATAGATATCACGAAAGATTGGGATTAGCGTATGTTAAAGATGTGGGCTCGCTGATTCCGAATATTCCATTAATTATAGCAATGCCGTTTCCTAGCATTGGTGCCCCACATCATGACATGGAGGAGATATTAAATGAATGTTTGGTTAAAAAGATTAAAGTCCACATCGACAGTGCTTGGACCACCTGTTGTCGTGATATCGTATTTGATTACGGGCATCCTGCTATATCTAGTGTTGGTATCAGTCTTTCCAAAGGTCTAGGATTAGGTTGGAACCGAATTGGTCTGCGTTGGACCAAAGAACAAACTAGAGATAGCATATCGATAATGAATGATTTTCATATGCAAAACAGAATGCCAACTATGATAGCAAACTATGTATTAGACAATGTGTCTAGTGATTACTTGTGGACCAAGTATGGCGAGCTAAATGCAAAGATATGCAATGATTTTGATCTCATTCCTTCTAAGGCCATACATATGGCATTTAAACAAGACAGAACATTCGTTGGTCTATCTACGTTAATTAGGCACTTGAATAATGAGTAAGACGTTTTGCCCTATTCCTTGGCTTCATCAAGCCGTGCGTACCAACGGCGATTGTAGAATTTGCTGTCAGGCAAACGTCACTCCTAATCAAGGAATCTTGAGAAAAGAAAATGGCGAGCCTTATAACGTATCCAGGGATAACATGTTTGATATCCAAAATGCTGATTTACTAAAACGTGTAAGACTGAATATGATCAACGGTGAGTGGAACCCAGAATGCGGCCGTTGTAAGAGTGAAGAAGAAACCGGCATGATGGCTCGGCGTCCAAGCGAAGTAGAGAGGTGGGAAGATTCGTTTACATTCGATGATGCTGTAAATGCTACCAAGCCCGACGGTTCAATAGATCTTAAACCAATATACCTAGATTTACGTTTTGGAAATTTTTGTAATTTAAAATGTCGAATGTGCGGTCCTACAGAAAGTCATTCGTGGTACGAGGAACACACCGATTATTTTTCTGAACAAGGGTTCAATGACACTCAGGGTTTTGTTAAACTTGTTCGCAATGATAAAGGTAGGTGGATTTCCGACGAGTACAACTGGCATGGCGAGGATTATTTTTGGAATAATTTAGAAGAAAATATGCCTAACTTGAGCAGAGTGTACATGGCCGGTGGCGAGCCGTTGTTGATAGAACGACACTATGAGTTTTTGCAAAGATGTATTGATCTAGGACATTCAAAAAATATTGTTCTAGAATATAACACAAACTTGTCAGTGTTACCGGACCGAGCGTTATCTATGTGGCCATTTTTTAAAATGGTTCGTATCGGTGCAAGCATTGACGGCATGGAAGATATACTAGAATATCAACGTTATCCGTTCAAGTGGAATGTGGCTTTAAAGAATTTAAAAATATTAGATGACATTGCTGTTAATAATGATAATATTTTTCCCTCGATGAAATATACAGTTTCTGCCTATAATGTATTTCATTTGCCGAAGTTTATATGGTGGAAATTATTTGATAGCGGATTTAAGAAAATCAACGATGTTGACCATAAACCGGTAATCGGATATCATATGGTGTACGAACCTTATAGAGTATGTACGCAGATGTTTCCAACATCTTTAAAAAATGAACTTAAATTACATTATTCTGAATGGGAAGAAAAATTTAACAACTCCGATTTACCAGATAACATAAAAGAAACTGCAATTAATATTTTACAGTCTGTAATTACATTTACTTTCTTAGAAGATAGATCAAACGAATTGTCTGAGTTTGTTAAATTTACAAAATATTTAGATCAAAAAAGAACACAGGATATTATGACAGTTGCTCCGGAATTAAGGAGTCTTTTTGAGTAAGACGTTCTGTCCATTACCGTTCGTACATCTAGCCACTCGCCCCAACGGTGATGTTCGAGTATGTTGCACAGCCAATGCTAGTGGTGCTGGCATGGATGATAACAAAGGCGCTGGGTTAGTTACTGAGGACGGGGTTAACATGAACCTACGAGAACATACCATTGGACAGGTGTGGAACAGCAAGTTTATGAGAGATACTCGATTACAGTTATTAAACGATCAAGTGCCTACCAGTTGTACTAAATGTTTTCAAGAAGAAGCCAATGGCATTACTAGTAAGCGACAATGGGAAACAGAAGTCTGGAATGAACAAATAGACATGGATAACATTGTTAGCACTACTGCCGAGGATGGATCTTTACCAGTTAGTATACCTTATTTTGATCTGCGTCTAGGTAACTTGTGTCAATTGAAATGTGTTATGTGTAGTCCACATGACAGTTCAAGCTGGATTAAAGATTGGAAATTACAATACCCTAAGTACAAGTCCATCGAGTTAAAGCAAGATCAAGGTTGGGATAGCAAGTACGATTATACCTGGTATCAAAAGGGCAACTTCTTAGACACAATGAAAGAGCAAGCACAGTTTATCAAAGAATTGTACTTCGCTGGCGGGGAACCGCTGCTGATTCCAGAACACTATAAGATCTTACAGTTCATGGTCGACACTGGCAACGCTGGTAATTGCATGTTGCGCTATAACTCTAACGGATTAGAACTACCAGAAAAGTTATTAGAACTATGGAGTCATTTTAAAGAAGTTAGATTTAACTTTAGCATTGACGCAGTAGGTGATAAGAATCATTACATTCGCTATCCTAGTGACTGGAATACTATTGTGAAAAATTTGCACATACTAGACAACACTCCAGACAATATCATAGTTAACATTGCCTGCGCAGTTCAGTTACTAAACATAATGTACTTGCCAGAGTTAGCAAAATGGAAGATATCACAGAACTTTGAGAAGGTTCACATGCATCCAAAGACCAATGGTGATATAGGTACCCATCTAGTATACTTTCCAAGTTACTTAAATATTCGTGTATTGCCTGCGGAGTTAAAAGAATTAGCTGCTAAAAATATTCGACAGTTTACAGACAACCCTCGATGGTTAGGCTTTATTGATTATATGATGCAGGAAGATTGGAGTTCTAAGTTACCTAGTACTATAGAATATTTAGAAACCTGCGACACAACTCGCGGAACCAACTTCCGCTCGGTGTTTCCTGAATTGAATAAATTGGCATAGCATATGCATTGCCATTGTGATAGACCTTGACAAACTTGACAGCATTGCCTGAAGCATTCACAATTTCATCAGTTATACATAATGAACCAGTTTCGATGTTACCTGCAACTTTAAGGTTGCCGGCTGAATCTAAAACCACTTTAACCTTTAGTGTGTGGTCATTAGCAACTGCCAACAACAGCTCAGACGATCCTAGAGTAGAACCAACTTTAAAGATTGCACTACCGATTAACGGAGTTTCTTCTGTAGAGTATCCTAGGCTAGAACCTTGTTTTATTCGAGCATAGATCTGTAAGCCGCCCAAAATGTCGTTGGTTTCAACAGGTAGTTTGTTTTCCTGTGTTCCTCTAGATTTAGTCACACCTATATAAATGGGCCAGTCGCCTTCTCCAGCACCATCAACATACAGTGTTTGACTGTTATCTGAAGATTGAACAATGACGTTGCCTTCGCTGAATATATGAAGGGGCTCGAAACTTTGTTCAGGTCCACAAACAATCTCTTTGTTTAGTAAACTCATTAAATACCTCACAGCTATTTATAAATGAAAAAATTTTACTGGATCCATAAAGATTACCAAAACGAAAGCCTTAACAATTTGGCTCGTAGATTGGTTGAATATAACACCGCCGATTTGTTATCGAATGGGTACGACGTCTTTTATACTGACACGATTCCTACAGACGGATCAGAGTACGAGTACTCCGGCAAACTAGCGGTGGGTAATTTTAACATGGACTATTCTGTTGCAGATATTCCGGTTATAAATGACATGTTTAATTATAATCTTTACTTTCCAACAAACACGCAAGATCCTTTAAGAATACCTGTAGATGTTAAGGGAACATTTGATTGTCTTGTATCGTTGGGTGCTGGCAACATGATCGAAACAACGCCTACAGCCATTGGCCTACAGGGTTTCAATCATTATGTCATTGACATTAGCCCAACCGCTATTCATAAAAGCATGGGTCTGTACAAAGAAATATCAAAAGAGTTTATTCAGCTAGATATTTTTAACACAGATGCAGTTACGAATTTCTTAAAAACATGCAAAGGATCTAGAGGCTTCTGGGTAGTTAGTAATTGTTTCAACTACACCGTTAACTCATTGATATATGATGTCAAGCTGAGATTTAAATTGCAACAACAGTTTCTTGAAGCACTAGCCAACGACACCAACATCGAATGGTATGTGTCAATTTTTACAGCGGATGGCGGCGATTATCATTGTGCTCGTGCTTCCGATATATTAGCAAAACAATTTGATAAACGATTCGAGGTCCTTCCGTGGATAAAGCAGTAACTGATTTCTTTAACGCTAATAAAGATATAGAACACAATAAAGATGTTTTGCCACCTCCTGCTGAATTTTTAAATCTAGAGTCGGACCAAACAGTAACTAATTTCTTTAAGTGGATTCGACATAGTAGTCAATGTAAATCTTTAATGTTGGATACCAACACCGACACATCTGAAATTAAACAAGAATTAAAAACTAGAGCATCTCTAGCAATACCACATCGTGAGCACCCTACATGGAAATCTATAACCTTGTATGGTTATTCATCTATTATGACCAACTCATATGAACAGTATAAACTAGACGGATTAATAACAGACGATGATATTACTGACTGGACAGATGTGAGTAGATTTTTTCCAAAGACTGTTACATGGTTGAAAGCAACTTGTCCGTTAAAAGAATTTTCTAGAATACGAGTAATGGTATTAGAACCAGGTGGGAGCACAACCCCACACAAAGACTATGAGATGGGTCAGGCATTATGCGGCCCCATCAATGTGGCAATATCAAATCCACCTGGGTCGGAATTTGTTTTAGAAAACGGTGGTATAGTTCCTTGGCAAGAAGGAGATTTTAGATCAATGGATCTCGGAAGCGTACATTGCATTAGAAACTTAGGCAACGAGCCTAGGATACACTTAATCATAACACCAGCTAAGACAGATTGGGATATAGATGCCATGCGTCTTGCCTGTAGAAGTTTTATAAAATATCAAAGAGAAAGAGATGACATACGAAGAAATTGAAAGAGGACTGTTGTTTAACAGTCTTGCGAATATTGGCGACTTTATTAAATTAAAAATGTACGCAGATCCTGTTAAGCTAGAACAGGATCTAGAGCAATTTAAAGATAGTTGGTGTCCGTATAATGCAAAGAAAGATTTGCACAACAATCGTTGGGGGTTGCCGGTAACCAGTCACACCGGTGATGTCATGGATAACTATCATCTTAATAGCTTTGGCTATATGCAGCAGTATCACGATGTCGAGATGAAGGAAGAAAACTTCAATACCCCGACGCAGGTATATGATGCATTACCGCAGATACAATCGATCATTGATATGTTCAAGCCCGACATCGGGCGTGTACACTTTCTTAGGATAGGGGCAGGTGGGTTCTTTCCTCCCCATATTGATCACTTTGGTGCTTGTCCTGAATATGTCAGACTCATCACAATATTTGGTAAATGCAAACCAGAAAACTTTGTACAATTAATCAACGGCAAAGCAACTTACTTTGATCCGGGATATTTTTATTGGGCTAACTTTCAACGTGAACATTCTGTATTCAGCTTCTCTGATCATGTGTATTCTCTAATACTCACAGTCAAGCTAACACAACGCACACACGATATTATTTTAAAGAATGGAATGAATGTTTCATAAATTAACCTACTATGACAAGTCTAAAGAAGACTGGTTCCTAGTTAGCTGGACGCTGGGTAACAAGTGTAACTACAGATGCTCCTACTGTCCAACATTCCTCCACGATGGCAGTGCTGGATGGCCGGACTGGGAAACAGTTAAGCATTTTGTAGAAAACTTTAACTTGCCCGATAAAGAGATTTGCTTTCGTATCAGTGGCGGCGAACCTACATATTGGAAACACTTTTTATCGTTAGCTAAACTAATTAAAGAAAAAGGCAATGTCTTTAGTTACCTAACCAATGGTAGTCAATCAGTTGAGTACTATCAGCAACTATCGAAGTACAGTGATGGAATGATACTAACTTATCATCACGAATATGCCAACATTGATCACTTTATAGATATTTTACAAAACGTTCCTGGCATGAAAGGTGTCAATGTAATGCTGACTCCGTCAAACTTTGAAACAACAGTGGCTATAGCAGAGCAGTTATTCAACGCTGCTGATAATGTAGCTGTATGGCCTAAGATAGTATTAGATAAGCAGGAAGGATCATTTACAAACAAGTCAGCAGAGTTTGCTGACGAACAGCGTAAGGTGCTTAAAGAATGGAAGTTCTTACGAGATCTGCCTGACCAAAAGTTGCATCGTGGAAAGATGCTGTTAGATGGTGAAGAAATAAGTGGCAATGAATTAATACTAACTGGAAAAAACAATCACAAGGGCTGGAAGTGCTGGGCTGGTCTAGATGGCATAGGCATTGATCAATGGGGAGATATATACAGAAGTGATTGCCTTTATGGAGGCAAAATAGGAAATTTAGAAAGTTATCTATTACCTTCTGAACCAATTGTGTGCGGTAACAACACATGTACTTGTTTAAGCGACGTTTATTTAAAGAAATCAAATGAATAAAATTATAACAGTTAAAGATTATACAAAAAATTTAAAATTAGGAAGACCAGAATTAGATGGTCAAGCTATGTGTGCAAACAAATGGACGTTTTTATCTGTGCATTTTGATGCGGGTATAATTAAGAATTGTTGTAATGTTCCTGCAAAACCTATAAGTTCTGATGATTTATTAAAATATGACACAGATGTTTTTTTTAATACACCGTATGAGTTGGAAAGAAGGCAAGAAAAATTAGATAACGTAAAGCATTCAGACTGTGCTAGTTGTTGGACTTGCGAAGAAAAAGGCGTTAGAAGTCAGCGTAAACCCGAGCCGTTTTATGAAGCTCACCGATCTCGATTTAATGTTCCTAGAGGAACCGAAGCATTGCCGACTTTCTTAGAATTATATTTTAATAATACCTGTGATTTAAAATGTGTGTATTGCAATGATTTGTCAAGTTCTCAATGGGCAACAGAATTAAAAAAATACAACGAATTGTCTTTAAATTACAAAGACACCACTGACGGAAAACTTAAAGAAATTTTTTATCAATGGTTTGAAACAGAAGGTTGCCAGAATATTTTAAATTACAGTATACTAGGCGGCGAACCTTTGATACAATCTGAATTCCACGAGTTTGTGGAATATTTGTTAGTGCTGATGGAGAAGAATCCAAACAGACATAAAATTAAACCAGAACTCACAGTGTTTACCAACGGCAACACTCCTACCAAATACATGGATAGATGGCTGTTGTTATTAGATCGACTACATAATCACGTATCCGTAAGGATAGAATTTAGTAATGAAAGTACCGGGGCTCGATCAGAGTTTATTAGATCAAACTTAAACTGGAATACGTTTGAATCAAATGTTAACAGAACTATCATAGCAACAAAAGGTAAAGATATTCGAATTAGATTTGCCTGCACACACAATGTTTTAAGTATTGCTAGATTTATCGATTTTTTAAAATGGGTCAATGATCTGCAGATTACTCACGGAGTTGAAATAGAATTTGGATCTAATGGTGTTGTGCAACCTAGCTATCTGTCGACTTGGAATTTAACAGAAGATTATAAAAGTTCTATTACAGAAGCTATTGATTGGATTAATCAAACAGTCCCAAGTTGGAAGGAATATTCTGAATATCTTTCAACAATTAGAGATGGCCTAGGAAAATATAACACAGACGATCTTATTTCTATTCCGGCGTTTGTAGAAAGAATGAAAGAACGCAGAGGGTTAGACTTTGCCACTACCTTCCCTGAATTACAGAATTGGTATAAATTCTGCAACGAAGTCGCAGCCAAGGGCAAATAAGAACTGCTTTTTAGTTTGAATTTCGTAGGCAACGGTCCATGCTCTGCCTTGATACTCGATCGGTCGTCCTAACACGTGGTCTCTATAATATCGACTATGGATAATGTTGCCTTCTTTATCAAGTACAATCAACGGAATTGCTGGTGAGCCAGATGGAAAGAATACTGCATTGTTCTCGAAGGCAATACCGCTTCTAAAACGATATTTTCCACCAAAGTTTAATTTTTCATCAAGATTAAAAGTTTTACTTTTATCAGTATCACAATTATACACAAGTCCGTAGTTGCTTGTACACTGACTCTTGTCACCATATGGTAGAGCAATGATAGTGTCGTCAACCAATATTCCGCAATTAAACTTTTTAAAGAATACTGGAATATCAATCTGTTGCAACCTGTATGTGTTTGTATCAGTGTCAACGATTAACACTTGATCTAAATGTCCGTTCTGACCAAACGGTAATGCGTAAAGCATGTTTCCTCTGACAATAAAATCAGTATATTTTCTTAGTATATGTTTCTGCTCAAACTCTACAGGATACGTTACAATATCAGTGCCATCGAATGAAACAACATTTATGTATCCTTCGGTATCACCCCTAGGTGGACTCCAGAATCTGCCATTGCAATAGACAGTGCCCATGTGCATCTTTCTATGACCGTACGTATTGAAATCATGCAAGGCAACCTTGTCATCTTTGATATGGATGGCGAATGCAGTATCCTCATAACCTAAAGGAAAACTAAATCCTTGAGCACCATCACTAGCAAGACTATAAAACTGACCTTTGCCTGGTTTGTCTATTGCATGGTAGATAGGCTGGTTGTTTTTTATTTGTAATATAGTATGGAAGTTATCAAATATACCGTAAGGTATTGTCCATATACTATCGCCTATGCTGCACATACCATTAAACTTGCTTGTTGCCTGCGGTAGGTCTAAGTCTAAGAAATCAAACTTACCATCTTTGTAGAACATAAACTTGTTATAGTTTTTGCATTTATCTGTGCAAAACGGCGGGCTTACTAGGTAATCGCCGTGTTGGTGCAGTACAAGATGTTTAATCTCAGACTCTCTGTAAAAGTCTTCAAATGCTTTATACCCCATTTAGATTTATCTTTTTAATTACAGTTTCAGTTTCAGTATCAAACACTAATATGTCTTGGAAGCCTTCACTCTCCCCGTATGGAAAAGCAAAGATTTTATCATCTACCATAACACAACTATTATATTTTTCAATAGTGGTTGAGTCTTTGTAATGCTCACTCACATCAACGGTATACGTGCTGTCGTCCTTGGTATCAATAACCAATACTTCCGTTAAGTCTCCAAACGTTTTCCAAGTTGATTCGGGCTCGCACACACAGCCACCTCGAGGAATGAAGTATATCTTACCTTGACTATTCTCGCCGCCCGCAAAATACTTTTTACTTTCTTTGGCAATACCCAACTCCTTAATAGTCACGCTGTCGGTAGTGCCATCGATGATCATTAACTCGCTCCAGTCTTCGTCGTGTCCTGCTGGGGGGAAGTAGATCTTACCGTTCTTGGATATTAGATTACTGTAGTACTTTCTGCTAGTTGCAGTTTGCCCTGTATGAGAGTAGACCCACACACCATCGACGAACATGCCCATTAAGTCAAAGTTGGGATTTCTACAGTAAGGCGGTGCATACAATTTGCCATTGTACTGCGCTAATGTTGTATACTTGGTGCCAGAGTAAGGAGTATCATCTATATCAGTCCACAACGCACTTAGATCAACCAGCGTGTAATCTAGTGTCTTGCAGTTGTATTCTATTCTGTAAGGGAAGTAAGGCTTGGCGATTCGATCACCGCGTGGCATTGCATAAATTATGTCACCTAACAGTTGGCTAGTGTGCCACTTCTTTGTATCGTTGATCGGTAATTGTAGCTGTTGCTGAATTACTGTCTCTGTAGTTAGATCAAAGATCAGCATGTGATCAAATTCTTCAATATCACCGTGCGGCAAAGAAAATATCTTATTGTCATAGATGTGCCCTATAACGTATTTGCCGTGTCCAGCAGTTACTGAAAGCTCTACATAACTAATGTCGTCTGTTAATGTGTCAACGATTAGTATCTTGCTTTCGCCGTAGGGCAAAAAATATATCTTATCTTGATGAGCGATCCCCCATATCCACTTTTCCACAGATGAATCAACAGTTATAGAAATCTTGTCTATTTGATAAGTGTGAGGATTTAGTTTAAGCATATAGTTGATGCTTTCATTTAATCCATACGGCGGCATGTATATCATACCGTTACTGCCTATAGCTGCGTAGCTAAATGATTGGGGAGTCATGATAGTGTGTCTATGCCTTCGAATAGTTTGCACAAGTGGCCGAAGTGATTAACATTCTTTGCCTGTGAAACAAGTTTTAGATGTTGTGGATTATTTCTAGCAATCAGTTTCTTGCTAATACCTGCATCTAAAAACTGTGTACGTAGAAAGTCGTAGTCAAAATTTAACATGATATTTGTTATTTCTAAGTCATTTAGGGGAGCCCAGGTTAACGTATTTCCTAAATGCCAATGTTGATAATCAAACGAATTCCTTCCTAAAATAAACTCTTTAGCCTGATCTGCATTTAAATTTAATTCGTCAGCTTCTTTGTATGATTTTTGTTGTTTTGATCTTAGATAGTAATGGCTATGGTATAAATTAGAATTACTTCTAAGATCGTCTAGGATGTTCTCTCCATTAATTTTTCCTAGCATGTATGCGTGTTGCGGTAATCGCAGCATCATTTCATCACCGTGGGTTCCTGATAACAAAATACTAGGATTAGTCCAATGATGTATATCACGGTAAGCCCAATTATTTCCGATGTCTGCTCGATTGTAGCATACAAAATAATCCATATCTTTATGTTCATATGTGAGTAATTCGTATCTTTTTTTATGTTTAATTATGAACGAAATTAGTAAACTAATGTCTACTCCACCGGTAGGAAATAATTTTATAGGTAAGTCTGTTTCAAAGTTTTTTATCTTATCATCGAGGTAGTGGTATAGGTAATCAAATACTTCATTGTTAGTTAAATTTAAATTTCTAAATTTAGTAGAATACGAGTTTTTTAAAAACTTAACAGAATCGTTAAGTAGGCAAATACCATCGTTAGTGGCATACTGCATTTCGTAATTAAATAGATTGCTAATATTATCACAGTCATAATACACTGGAAATGATCTCTTTATGCTAGTATCGATTTCAATACCCGACGATAGTAATTTAATTGTACACTGATTCTCCGATAATCCCTTGGATATTTGTTTCTCAGTAATTGTCCATCCGGTATCTAGATCAATATGCAGATCGTTATGTTTAACATGTACTGGAAAGTTGTTATTTTGAATTCGACCAATATTAAAAAACATATAATTCCCCAAACGCAGATTTTAAGTCGGATGCTAATTTTTTATACACTTGGTCAATAGGGTGTGATCCTAGATTATCCCAATCAATCATTGTCATTTCATCTCCGTTAATTATAATATTACTCAAAGTCCAATCACCGTGATACACCGGTGTTGTTTCTAAAATTTGACTTAGACAAAAATTATGTATTTTCTCAACAAATTCCAAAGTATGTGGAAATTCACTTGCCGGTGTTCCTTCTACAACTTTAAATCGAATCCAGTTGTTTCCGTGTTCAAGTACATATCCCGGTAATAATAGATTTAAATCCTCTACATGTTTTTCAATCCACACTGGATCTACATTATACCAAATCTTTTTATAACTATCCCCACAAAAATAGACAGCTCGTTGTTTTTCGTTGTTATATCGTATTAATTTCACGGGAGTTTTAAATGCAATAAATAGTTCACGAAGTATTTAACTACTGTCTCGTTAGGAGAAACATATCTTGGAAGCCAGGGTAATCAAGGATTACGATCCGAATAATCACAATATCACAGAAGATCTACTGTACGATACCAACGACTGGGATCTTGTTGAACTAAATTATGATGTTAACAGTGTTGATTTAAAAACCTGGTGGGATGATCTAATAACTCAATTCCCAGAAACTATTTTTAATTTTAATAAGAACCACGATCTCTTAAATCTTGAAAAAAGCAAAGAGATGGTCGAGACTGGCTATTGTGGTTATTACTGCGGCCCTATTGACGGTGTCACAGTAGCTTGGCCCATTGAACGATATGAACCATTGCCGCCGCCTGTTCAGTGTAATCCAGAACTATACCCCGAAGTCAACATGGATTCATTTATAGATGATGCTGTTATTATGCCTAAGTTCTGTTTTGGATATTTTAAAGATCTCGTAGAAGCGTTGGGGAGAGACGCATTTAGGCAAGTGGTAACATCCCGACATTATCCGGGTATGTATATTAAACAACACATTGACAGTAAAAGATTAAAATTACACATTCCTATAGAAACACCAGACGGTTCTTATTTTCATTTTGGTAAAGACCGAGATAGAAAATATCATATGAAATTGGGGAAAATATACATCCTCAATACAGGCGATTGGCACGGAACATCTAATGACACCGAACAATGCCGAACTCATATTATTACCAGGATAACTAGAAATCATGTTTTGAAAGTTATCGAGATGTCTAACAATGATTGATATTAAGGTTTATTCTAAAAAAAACTTTGAGGAGACTGGATTTACAGACACTAATGTAAGTCGGTTAACCGACAATTTTTTTATCTGTATTAATGCAACTGGACACGTACACAGTACACCACATTTTACAAAATCGTATCCTAGCATACTTAATTGTTATTTTGATGATGTTGAACACGATCAAGTTAAATTTGATACTATATTCAACATAGAATTTAATGCTCGTGCGTGTACACTAGAGCAAGCAGTTGAAATAAAAAATTTTATAGATGCTGTGCCCGACGAGTCTAAACTGCATATCTATTGTTCTAAAGGCAAATCTAGAAGTCCTGCTGTGGCGAAATTTGTAGAAGAATATAAAAATAATAAAACCGTTGAATATGAAAATTATAATCAACACGTTTACACTATTTTAAAATCCTTGATATGCTGAATTTTAAAATAAAATTACTCGATAATGTAGTGTTCGACCAGAGCGAGCTAATCTCTTATTATGATAAAATTAACAAAGATTATCAACACATGAGATGGACCCCTGGAAATAATATTGATACAAAAACACATTCTGTAAATGAGATGTATAGTTGGGCTGTACAAAGCAATTTAAAAGATCCAACAAAGCCTTGTCCGCCGTATCATATAGACACCGGTGAAGAAATAAGCGAAGCAGATAATTGTCAAGTGCCTACGGAATTAATTTTTGGGTTCGGTAAAAAAATTATAGATACATTTCCTGAAGCAAGGCAATTAGGAATATCCGGTCACCCACCAAATACCAAAATAGAGTTGCATCCAGACAACGATGAATTTTTAAAAATACACATACCTATAATAACCAATCCAGATGCATGGTTCTTGTATGAAGATGAAAAATTTAACATGCAGGTAGGTAATGCTTATCTAGTGAATACAACTATACTGCACGGCACATATAATCAAGGCTCAACTGATAGGATTCATATGATTTTTAAATTTCCGGCAGCACAGTTAGAAACAATCTTGACAGGAATGTACAGTATATGATCCGAATACCACCAAGCGAACTGGATTTTAATATTTTAGATGTATCCGGAACACACATCCCCGGATATAAACCTTACATCATTGAATTTCCTATTATCGATACTGGTTGGAAAATTAAACCGTGGTTTAAAATTGATCTTGAAAAATTAAGAAGCTGGTACGAGGACTTGGAAAAAAACTACGGAGATTGGAAATTTATTCATGGCGAACATAAATGGATGTGGAAAGAAGATCCCAGCGATCCAACCGGTGAAACTGGACACAAATTTATGCCTGATAGTGCCTGGTATAATTTAAGTTGGAACCCACCCGATAGACAAGGAGTATTACCTCCAGAACGTAGTAATGCTAAACCGGAATTCAAAGATACAGAAGAAGATGTTCCTGAATTATTTCCGAGAGAGTGTTTCAACGGATACATGTTGGAAGTTGGGGAAGAAATTGCCAGCAAGGTACGAACCAAAAAAGTAATTGTTAGCATACTAACACCCGGAACAATACTGCACACACATCAAGACGCTCCAGATAAATTTCGATTTCATATTGCCTTGTATACCAATGACGATGCATATTGGATCATTGATGGTGAACGTATTCAGATTCCCGCAGATGGTTGGGTTTATCTCGTAAATACTTCGTACCCACACTCTTTATACAACGAAGGCAGTTCTCCAAGTATTAAGATTTATGGAAAAATCTATACCGAGGATGTACTTAAATTGGATCTATAATGTTACTAGCAATTCTAATATCGTTGGCCTACTCAGTTTTTACTATTTTTATATGTATAAAATATATACATCCGAGAGCGCATCAAGGAAAGAATTATCAAGAAACATTTAAAACAGTATTATATAGGTTTTGGTTTTGGTTTTCAACCGGTTTAAAATATAATGAATGGGCGGCAATACATCGCCATAATCACACACATGCTGAGCAAAAATGGAAAAATGGAAAGCCAGAGAGCAGAATTATTAGAAGCTTTATGTATAACCATCAGAAAGTTAATAAAGATTTAGTAGAAGAATACGGAATAGAAGTTCCGTATTCTTGGTTGGATAAGAATGTGTATTATCGATTTTCTTTTGTCGGGCCTATACTAAATTTATTGCTACTTTTCTTGTTATTAGGTTTTTGGGGAATTATTCCTTGGATAACTAATTTAGGCTGGACGATACTTTTAAAGTCTGAATCAGTTAACGCTGATGTTATACGCAACTATAGTGTTAATGAATTTTTAATTATCTTTAAAGAATCCGGAAATTATTATGAATAAGAAAAAAATTATTATAGTAGGCGGCGGAACAGCAGGATGGATTAGTCTTGCCTATCTCGCAGCAACTACAGATGCCGAGTTAGTGATTATTCATAGTGATGAGGTTGATAGTTTAGGAGTCGGGGAAAGCACAACTCCTACAGTTAAACACGTGGCTGAGGCCTGCGGAATTGACGAAGCTACTTGGATGAAAGATGGCAAAGCCACTTTTAAATATGGCATTGAGTTTTTAAATTTTAACAAGCCCGGAAGTCGTTGGTTACACACATTTGATGATTTACTTCCAGGACAATCCTTTCACACACCAACCACAGAGTTTGGTAAAAATATTTTTAAGAAAGAAATTAGCAGTGTGGAATATTTCCTAACTAAACGTGCTCAGGGATTGGCCGGACATGACATTGACTGGTTCAATGACAGTCAAGGTGGCTGCGAATTTTTACTTAAAAATAAACTAAGCCCGTACACACAACAAGGTAATGCTAATTTTAGCAAGTTTCCAGGTTATAGCTATCATATCAATGCTATGGAGTTTGGCAACAGTTTAAAAAGTCATACTCCGAAAGAAAGATACACAGAAATACGTGCTCACGTAGAAGGAGTTGAGTACGATGAAAACGGTGTAAAAAATATTGTACTTAAAGATGGCACAAAGATGTCCGCTGATTTGTATATTGATTGTACCGGGTTCCGTAGATTATTAATCGGTGAGATGACCAAGTTTAATCCGTACGTCGGATTACTTAATAATGCTGCTATCTGGGGACCTGTAAAAGAACAAGTATACAGACCCAGTACTATAAGTGACGCCCAGCCGCACGGATGGATATGGGAAACGCCTACTTGGGGACAGATCGGATCCGGTTATGTTTTTAGTGATGATTTTATTACATTAGAGCAAGCAGAGGATCACATTAGAAATCATTGGAAGAAGAAAGGCATGGAGTGGAACCCTCTCAAGTCTGTCAAGTTTACCAGTGGACGATTAGAAAATATAGCAGTTAAAAATGTTGTTGTCAACGGTCTCGGTCAAAGCTTCATCGAACCACTCGAAGCCACAGCTATTATGATTACCTGTGTTACCATCCGTAATGTATCAAAGATGTTTAACAAGCACAGCGGGTGGAGCGAAAAAAGTAGTAGAATTTTAAGTACAGTGATGGAACGATTCCTTGAAGAAACCAAAGAGTTTGTGCTAGGTCATTACACACTAACTGATCGAACAGAAACTGACTATTGGCGTGCCTACCACAACACAGATATTTTAGAATACATGGCCAAGATGATTGAAAAGAAATTAGAAAAAGAATGGGTCAGCCACGGTGAAACTAATCTCAATGGCTACAACTGGGCTAGTATGTTGATAGGCTACGATAAACCGTATCTTGGAAAATTGCCTAAGATAGAAGCATGGCAGATGGACAACTATGAATTTTATACCAAGCAACTAGTTGAAAATTATCGTCACCTATACAGTAAAAACTTATCTATCGAAGATAGATTAAAACGTATTCACTCTTAAAATCCAACACTCTTTTTTCGTTCTTCGAAATACCGATCAACGTTAAACTTCCAAATACTTTGTTTAGTGTTGAATAATTCAAATTCTTCATAGGCCTTGATAAACACTCCTCGTTTGACTAGCATTGGTGCAATTTTTTGATCTATAAATTGACTCCTAGCAAAAGTTTCAGCATTGGGTGTATTTGTACTTGCAAATATTTCAGCCTTGGGATCGTGAGACAATACGAACTCTATCTGCATTCCTATCATATAGCTTATCTGATATCCTAATTTAAAAATATCTAAAGTTAATCCCTCTCCAAGCCGATATCCAGGAAGCTGTGCCCCTCTAAAAAATACACGCCAAGCATGCTCGTGTACTTCAGGAAGATGATGCACTCCTAGCAAATTCCAGATGCAATCGTTGTCAGTATCATACCCTATAAAATACTGACCGTAAGGCATTTTCATTTTGTCGAGTTTAATCGACTCAAAGCTGTCATTATTTTTTAAACCTTTTTCTTTAAAATAATCGCAAAACTTTTGTAGAGAAGGATAGTCTGCTTCTTCTAGCAGTCTAAACACAAGGTTTGGTTTTCCAGGTACTGTTAGTTGCATTAATTTTTCTTCGTAAAAACTTCTTTGTTGTAATATCAAAAATATCGTTTGTATAATGACCGTTGATCACACATTCACCTTCATCGGTAAACTCTACAGTATACCCGTCTTTAGGTGTGAAATCAAATGCTTCTGAGTTATATCCTACAAACACAGGTGGCGGCATCTCGGTCATACCATACCAATTAGCCACTAGTTGGACTCCCCTTGCTCTAAATGAATCAATCATCTCTTGAGAGCACAGTCCGCTGCCCACTACCATGTAACGTACTGAACTCATGTCAAAGTTATCCCAACCTTTGGTTTTAGATAGTATTTCCCAGTGCCTAGGAACTAGACTAATATATGTAGGCTGATATTTATTAAACAACTTAATGTATGAATACGGATCAAAGTTGGCAGTAATTAGTTTTGCGCCCGCATACTGCGCCGGCATTGCTGTCACAGTATAGTGGGCAATAGTATTTCCTGGGAACACATCTAACACCACATCATCTTTAGTAAGACCAATTTCGGTGATTGAGTTTAAAGCAAATCGTTTGATATCCTCCCAAGTATATGATATTTCCTTGGGTTCTTTAGTTGTTCCAGAAGTATGTAATACTAGACCGTTCATATCAATGTTAATAGTAAATCAGTCATTTCTTGATTAATTCCTTTACCGCCGTGCCCAGTATATGTGCCATCATCTTTTAAATAAACGTCACGACTAAAACAGTAATTCAAATCTTCAATATGTGATTCTCTATTAACACTAGGAATGTTGTTTGCTAGTACAACTCGGTCCTCATTGTAAAAAGACATCTCTACCAGCTTGATGTTCAAGCGGTGGCAGGTACTTCTTAAAAAGTTAATGTACATTGTAGATTCTTGAACATAGAAATCTGTTTTTTCAAGTTCTTCAAAGGCTGCATAATGATGTGGCCATTGTTCTTTGCTGGCTTTAAACTTTGACTTATAAAGGAGATAGTTTCCGTTTGAATAGAAATTGTAAGCATCTGGAAAATGCTCAATTACCAGAACCTTAGGAAGATGCATGTTTGTTTGTAAGAAATTAAAAAACGACATGGCTTGTAGTTTAACTCCGTATATAGGCCCAGAAAAGTTTATGAAATCTAATCCCAATGATGCACTAACTTTTTCAGTAAACCGATCCTCTTCGTTGAGCCCACAGCCTAATGTAAAACTGCTGCCACCAAAGTATATGTAATCTCCCTTAACGTCTTGCACGTTTTTCTTCATTCGTAATCCCTGTTCATTAAAATTATAAATCACAGGAGTATTGTGGTACATCCAATTAGCCGGAATTTCAGTTTGATTTTTTTCAAACAGTGGTTTCGAGTCGCTGCCGTAAAAATCCCATACAGCATCATTTGGTAACGATGTATGTTTAAAAGGCCAATAATCTTGAGCCAGGGGAATAATTGTATCTACAATCGGTTTCATTCTATGTGCATCCTTGTGTTTAATAGTTTTGTTATAGCTTCCGGAGTTGGATTGTTGTGGAGCATCCACCAATCTTGATCGTCGTTGTTCCAAGCAGCGTGTAAGATGCCTGTGTTTAAGAGGTATGTTTTTCCTGCTTCTAATTTGTATTGACGGGTAATATCTGTTAGATCACTGTCGTAATTAAAAAAATGATCAGGCCCAATACTAGGAACTGTGTGCATCCTTATTAAGAATGGTTGTCCTGCACCTGTGTCTTTGTGAGTTCTTAGCCCACATCCCTTAGGGAATCTAACTAATCGCGCTACTTCAAAAACATCAGGACCTAGCAGATCATAATATCTTTTCCAAAATCCGAACATGAATTTTTCAAGAGGTCGATTCCATGTGCTGTCAAAGCCTGATTCATAAACTTCAGGATATAGTTTTCTAGAAGCAACACCTTTGAATGGCAGCACTCCTTCTCGTTGATAACTCCACTGAAGCATCCACTGTTCTGGCTGTTCTGTTTGTGTTCTTATCAGCTGGTCGTCTCGAGTCTTAATGAAGTATTCTAATCTTTCTTCATCGACATACTGATCAACATCCGACCATGCCCATACACAATCTTGATTTTTTATCTGTACTTCGTTGACCCATTCCATAGCAGCGGCAATATCTACTGTGATGTTTAATTCGATTAAGTCCCAGTCATTGTTTTGTAAATCCCCAAAAGTGAGACCTGTTGGGTCTTTAATAAAACGAGCCATGAAAAATCCCTAAGTTAGTAACAGGTATTTATTGTTACTAATCTTAGGGATACTGTATTATGATATGGTTAGTTTAGGTCAACCCAAGCAGCACCAGTGTATCCTTGAAATTTAGTTCCTGTAGTATTGAAAACTATCATACCGGCTGCCGGCGCTGTAATTGCAGCGTCTCGTGCAGCATTGTTTGCATATACACCTGGTTTTAAAACAGGAGCAGAGAAAACTCCAACATCGTCGAATTCTGCTACTTTGGAATTTCCTGGATTGTCGTTGTCGCCGATAAAAAACTGTAATTTACCTGAAGCAAAGTTAGATACAAGATCGCCTGGATCGGACACCACGGCTCTTACAACTGCCAAGTCAGCAGTTTGGGCGCCGCTCGCGCCACCATTAACATATCCGGCAAATTGCAGTTGACCTAGAAGATCGCCTGCGCCCAGCACTGTCTGGCTGCTAAAGGTTCCGTTGGTAGACTTTATTCTTAAAAATGCACCCGCCTGCGTGATTCCAGGAGCACCGGCAAGTTCTGCGTTTACGGTTAGACCGGCCTCAGTGTTGTAGCTGTAAATTTCAATTCTATTTCTAGTTGTAAAATTTCCAAAATTAATTTCGGTGTTAGCGGCCACTGTTATTGTATCATCGCTTAACGTTATTGTGCCGTTTGATAAAGTTCCGGTGACTCCGTCGACTAACATAGTCGATGTATCTGAAAATACCGAACCATTAATATCACCGTCTAAATTACCAGTTACATTACCAACTAAATTACCTGTAACATTGCCAACTACATTGCCTGTAACATTGCCTGTAACGTTGCCTACAAGTGTTGATCCCGCTGTACCTGTTATTACTCCTGCAACATTGCCAGTTACGTTACCAGTTAAATTGCCAGTTACGTTACCAGATAAACTTCCGTTGAATGTGTTATTGATGGCATCTACCATTGCAGTGCTATCATCTCCAAATACTGAACCTTTAAATGCATCAGCTCTTATAGTTCCAGCAAAATTTGATAAATCAAGAGCTGCACTTATACTAGCAGACGCATCGTTATATGTGAAAGTTATTCCAGAATGAGCACCGTTGCTGAAAAGCAGGGCCGCAGCATCTTGTGCATTTTCATCGGTATATCCGGTAATTTGAACACCGCCTAATGTAGCACCGTTTCCAATGTATAATCTTTGGTCGTTGGTCACATACAGCAGTTCGCCTTGAGCCAGAGGCTGTGTCATTGCTGTGCGTTCTGCTTCGGTGCCTCTGCGAATCTGTAAGGGCATATTTTCTACTCCTGGAATTATTCCTATCACAAGTATTTATGCCGCTGATACTAGAACGTAGAGTCAAAAAAATAGCACCCGAAGGTGCTATTTTACCCTCATTTATAAGCGCCTTAGGGCTGGCGCTAAAATAGGACTACGTCCTAATCTGCTGTAGGCCCGTTTCCGGACTTGAATCCGATGCTGCCACCTTCTGCTTCAATCCGTGCAATAACGTCTTCAAACAAGATAGGAGCAAAGTCCGGCGTTTGTTCCACGCAAACACAATGATAACGAGTATCTACTATGTCAGTGATCTTACCACCAAACCCGGGTAACATAACACGATTGGCATGCAAGTGCCCGTGTATGTTAGTACCAAAACGACCCAACGATTCCGGGTGTAACGGAATATGGCTTAAGATCATCCCGTTCATAACGTGATATGCCCGCAATTCCCTAAAGTGTTCACGGTAGTCGTCATCTCTGAAGATGTCGTGATTACCACGGATCAACACCTTGTCACCGTTTAACCTACGCATGATTCCCAAGGCTTTGCGGTTGATAACAACATCGCCTAAATGGTATACCTTATCAGTGGGTTTTACCCGTTCGTTCCAGGCCTTGACCATGGCTTCGTCCATTTCCTCAGCAGAATCCCATGGACGTAATTTTGTAACACCATCGTTACGTGTGAAGCGGCATACACCTGTGTGTCCAAAGTGTGTGTCGCTGACTAAAAATACACTAGGCATCATGCCCTCCTTTCATCGTTCTAATGTTCTTCGAAAAAGTAATTCTTGTTTAGAAAACGCTTCAACTTCCCACGGCATCTCTAGATACCTGTGATTTTTTCGATAACGCTTGCCTTTCCAATAATTTACTCCATCTATCTGTTTCAATGTTCCTTTGGCCAATTGCTTAACGTGTACCATCTCGTGAGCAAGTGTAAGCCCCATGTCTTTCAAGTTTTTAGGTTTGATCAATACAACATAGCTGTCAATCGCATCTAACGGAACTGTGGAACCTTCCTGTCCTTCTAGATCGCCCTTGCATACTCTAATCAACAGAGTTTTACGACTACGTTCTAGTTTAAGCTCTTTGAGCATCCTAGGAACAATAATTTTAAAAAACGTCTTGGTTCGTTTACTACGGGTTTCAATTAGGTATTCCATTGCTTGCTTTCTCAGTATGTGTATATTATAGCACAGAAAATCCAAACTGTCAAGTGGCTAAAACGTCACACTATACCTGCGGTTTGGAAATAATATATCCGTTCTTAATGATGCCATCAATGGCTGTTGACAGCAGTCTAATACCCATGGGACTAAGATCTCGACGCCAAAGTGTTCCAGCATTGTCGTCCTGTTTCACCGCACACCAATCTTGAATTAAGATATTGCCCTGATCCCATTCCTGGGATAGTTGATAAACACTTCCACCGGCGATTACATCTTTACAAGCTATTGTGTCTTCGACAGCGTGTTTACCTCTGTGTCTAGGTAAAAGGCTGGGGTGATATCCTATTCCGCCTAATTTAGATTTTGACAACGCTGCATTACTAACTCGAGCATGAGTATATGCAGTAACGATTAGATCACAATCATCTGGTGTTGCATCAGCATCTACTAGCGTTGGATTACTTGTGTACAATTCGTAATCTAATTTTTTTGAAAGTTTTCCTAGACGATCATCTTCTTCTGTGACTACGACTCGTTGTATAACTACATCGCTTTTACTTGCTAAAAGATGCAGAGCTAGGCATCCAAAATGTTTTCCGCCGATGAGTACAATATTCACCAATTTTCTACACCCGACACTTCAATGGATACTCTAGCAGGATACTCTGCTATTTCTGTCTCGTAGGTCATTGTAAGAACACTACCAATACCAGAACTGTTATCTTGTTCTAGCGTAAAGTATTCTGTGCCCACAGCTTCGCAGATATTTTTAATTTTGTTCAATTCAAATATATTTAAATGTATCATACATCACCTTCTTTGATTCTACGAGCTCTACGCTCAGCAGCTAGTGTAAATACCTTTTCGTTGTCGTTGGTCCAATCTATGGTCTTGGCCGGAATAACTATGCCGGAAGGCAAGGTAACTCCGTTGATACTGTGGGGTTCTTGCTCATCGTATAACCAACCCAGGGTTCTCATCATGCGGTGCTTGACCAATAGGTTGGGGCTGCGGAATGCCTCGGTATCGTTAAAACCTAGCATGACACCAATTTCGCACACTGCCCCGCTGCGACAAACGCCAGCATGGCAATGCACCACAACGTTCATGCGATTTTCTAATGCGTGTTGCAACAGTCGAACAAGTTCGTCGGCCTGCTCTTGGCTGCAACGCATGGCTTCGTCCAAACATTCGTCCTTGGCTTCGATGTCCAAGAACTGGAATTGATGAACTTCTTTGAATGTGTGCAAAGGGGTGGGAAAATCGCCAGGCGGATCACAGATTTGGATCAGCATGGAATTTGATCCCGCATCGATGTGAAACCCTTTACGGATGTCACTGAGTGCTACGTTTTGAATCCATGGCATGACCAACTCCTGTTATAATCTATATGAAATACGACCTTTGCTGAGATCGTAAGGACTAACTTCTACCTTGACACGATCGCCTAGAATAATACGAATTTTGTGTTGCTTGAGTTTGCCGCTGGTATAGCAGAGTATTATAGTAGACATATTATCTATCTTTACTCTAAACATATTACCGGGTAGAACTTCTTCCACAGCCCCGGTTAATTCAATTATGTCTTCTTTGGCCATTTATGTTTTGTCTTTCTTTTTTGACTCGACCGATTCGGCCAGCTTTGTTCCAATCGTATCTAACACCGTCTGGGCATACACCATCTACTACAGAGTCAACCCCAAACACACCTACGATTTCAAATTCGCCACCTTGAATAGTGACGAATACATTTAACTCTTTAGCAAATGCCATTGCCAAATCTAAGTCGGCAAACTCTGTTGATTGTTCTTTATCTATTACTTTATACATGCAACTATTATACTACCATTCTATCAATGTGTCAAGTGGTGCTCCAACCAAGAATCGAACTTGAAATACATCCTTACCAAGGATGCGTTATGCCATTTAACTATAGGAGCATTCTATATCTGCTGCCAATATGAAACGATATTGGTTGCTTTGTACGATGCCTGGACGATGCCATGTTTCACTGGGATATATGATCCAGTGTCCCTGGGTGGGTTTAATAAAATATTTTCCGTCTTGTTCTGCACCGTTGGGTGCTATCTCTGTGCCGCAGTAGTCTCGATCTTTGACGTCGTTGGGAATGTGAAGATAGTATATTCCGCTGAACATTTTACTATTGGGATTTTTTGGATGCCAATGATTGTGCCACAGTTTTTCACGATTTTCGGCACCCTGGAGATTGGTCATAAAACTCCAAGCCATCATCTCTGATACTTTGACTTCACGACCTAGATACATGAATAGGCTGAACATAAAGCTCATTCTGTATTTCAACCATACAGGTTCCGGTCGCGCAAATATATTCTCTTTGGTTTGAAACTTGGGGCTGTTTGTAAAGTAATTGCCATCGGCAATGATGCCCTTGATAATGTTGCAGGCCACGGCATCATCTTGCTCAGTGATAACACTGCTAAAATTGAATTTACGAACAAGCTGTGTTTGATCTACTACCTGCATGGCGTCCTTGGAGCGGGATAAGAGAATCGAACTCTTGACCGAAGATTGGAAATCTGCTGTTTTACCATTAAACTAATCCCGCATCGAATTTATTCTACTCTTTTAAGATATTCTCGACCTATCTTGCCTTCTTGGATTTCTAGCAAGGCACTCACCGGAGCATTTACTTGAGTGGTATGTCCTGCTGCCTTGTGTCTACGAGACAATTCTCTAGCTCTTACTGTGGCTATGAGTACAAGATCAAATCTGTTGCCT